CATTGTAGAAGTAGAAACCAACTCGGCACAAGGTATTGCAGTAGTTAAATGCTATGCACACAATGACAAAATGAAAGTCATTACCTACGGAGAATGTAGTCCTAAGAATTCAAAGGTAGCATATCCATATGCAATAGCAGAGAAACGTGCAGTTGATAGAGCCATACTAAAACTTGTTGGCTTGCATGGTTTTGTTTACTCTGAAGATGAGATAGAAAATACATCTAACCAAAAGATTGGATCTGCAGATGATGATGCTATCAAAATATTTATGAGTAATATAAAAGGTAGCAAAACTGTAAAGCAAGTTACTGGCTATTATGAAATGCAAAAAACAAATATTGCTAAAGCAAAAAAATCAAATCCCGGTTTGTATCAAATGGCTTTAGCACAATATGAATCTAAAAAGAAGGAGTTATCTAATGTATAATTGCATTACTTTAATTGGTAATCTCGGTGCTGATCCTGAGATAAAAAATACATCAGCAGGCAAGAAGTTTGCTATACTTTCATTAGCTACAAACAGAACAGTAGCTAGTGAAAAGCAAACTGACTGGCATAAAATAGTAGTATGGGATGACAAAATTGCAGACATACTACAACGCTATACTAAAAAAGGTGAGCGTGTTTTATTGGAGGGAAGACTAACATATAGAAAATATCAAACAGAATCTGGAGAAGAGAAAGAAAAAGCAGAAGTACATCTCGATCCTTTTGGAAGTAGAATGGTATTACTTGGAGATCGAGGTAATGTGTCTGCAATCAAAAGTCCAGATGCAAATGATGCAATACCTAGTGATTCTGCATTAGCTAACTTTGATGATGATGTGCCTCTATAATGTTAAAAACATTCATAGTATTTCTATGGTTAGAATGGGAGGGCAAGTTGTATATACGACCTGCCCTACCTTTGCAGAGAACGTGTAATTATACTACATGGTTAAA